ATAGTGGTTTAAATTGGCAAAAAGGACACGCAATAACTAATTTTGGAAGAGGATTGCATATTTGGGGTACACCTAACGGAGATTATAAAGGTTTAGGAACTATGTTTAACTTAACAGCAAAACAAGGTGAGAAATTAACCTTATCAATGGATTTAGGAAAAGATGCATTAAATAACAATGCTATTTTATTTATAGGTTTACATTATATCGTTGACAATAATATAGTTAACCAAGAATGGCAAACGCTAGACTTAGCAACTCAAAATTTTGAAGTTAGAAAATATAAACGAATTACAAAAACATTTACAGTTGGCTCTGATATGAATCGATGTCGATTGATGATACACACTCAAAATAATCAACTTATCAATTTTTATATTGATAATATCAAATTAGAAAAAGGAAATATAGCTACCGACTGGACACCAGCCCCCGAAGACGACCAACAAAGCATCAACGAGTTAAACTCATGGAAGCAAACTACTACAGGAACTTTAAATACTGTCACTAGCACGTTAAACGATACTGTAAGGCACTCACAACTACAAATTACAGCAGACTCAATAAACTTTGGTTCAAATAAAGTATTCGACGGAAGAAACCTTGCTAGTATGTTGTCAGTAAGTCCCGATAGTATTAAAGCAATAACTGATAGATTAGTAATCACACCAACTAATGAGAATTTAGTATTGCCTGAACATAGAGATATTTTTATTTTAAACGTTAGAAATGGTTTTTTAAATAAAATTTATGGGAGGAATGTTGATTTAGAAGGAGAATATCAATTTAAAGTTTCTATAATTGATTTTGATGCACCTACGCTTTACGCATCAATACATGTAAAATATAAAGATGGAACTGATAGTTGGTTTAATTCGGAATTTCCAACACCTAATTTAGAAACTTTAGAAACAAGCACTTCTGTAAAAGTGAAAGTGGAGTCGATAAAAGAAATTGAATATATAGAACCTTTAATTTTTCAAAATAAATTTAGCGATTTTTTTAGATTTCATTTGAAGAAATTATTTGTAGGTAAAAAGAAAAGTGCAGAACTAATAGTTGATGGTTCAATCGAAGGTCGACACGTTAAAGCTAACACGCTTGAAACTGGACACCACAAAGCAAGAAGTATAACTTCAGAAATTATTGCTGCTAAGGCAGTAAAAGTTGGTCATTTACTTGTAGATGATGCAATGATAGATGAGTTTGTGGCACATAAAGCTTTCATTAATAAGCTTTGGGCACAAGATGCATTCATTAAAAATTTACAAACTGTGAATTTTGATTTCACTAGAGGAAGTGGAGATTATATCCAATCAACTAATGGAAATATGAAGTGGGATTTAAATAATAATTCTATGATATTAAAATCTAACGCATCTATTGAGTTTAAAGAGAGTGGAAATGTTCTATTTAGACGTTTCAATGGGCAAACAACATTTTTAAACTTTGTAAATGATATTACTTACACAGAGTCGAGCGTTGTGTTAGGTGGAAACAGAAATAACACATTTGATCCAAATGCTGGAACGTTTGTTGGGATGAGGATTTTCCCAAAAACAGATAAAGTAAGTTTCCTAGCCGATAAGATAGTTATGAGTGGGGGAGTAGGAGAAAACAATGGATTTTATATAGACGTATTGAAATCAAGAATTTCACCTGTTAATACAACGAGTGCAGATATTTATATAGGTTCAAAAAGTGGGGGGGTATTTTCTTTAAGGAAGGTTTTAGCCAATATAATATGGAATCTAGAATTATTGCACAATAATAAAGCAAATGAAAGTAGATATACTTACACCACATTTGATTATAAAGATATAGAATTATAAAAAATGGAGGAAATAACAAATGGATAATCAATTACAACCAATAGATTTAATCGCTCAAGAATTGAGTGAAAAGACTATACAACTAGCACATTATAAAGTTGCTTACAATGAACTAACTAAAGAATTGGAAGCTAAAGAAAAAGAGCTTAAAGCATTAAAAGAAACTAAAGTAGAAGAACACGAGGAGGCACAATAATATGGCTTTAGAAATTTCAGTTAAACAACCTAACCCAACCGCTGGAGGATATAAGAGCGTAAACGTATATTTCAACATGAATACTGGAGGTGTTTATTTCAATGGTAATGTTGAATTACCAGGGAAATTTGCAACTGCTAATGATGCGGAAATCTTAGAAGAAATCAGAAAACAAATTGCCGTTCAAATGTACACAGGTGAAGCAACTCCAGCACTAGTTGCTGAATATGCTAATCTTAACAAGCAAGTGGGTATTCTTACTGGTAATAAACAAGATACTGCAGAACGTGAGAAAGCATTAACTAAGTTTGCGAATAAAGTTAATAAAGGTAACGATAAAGTAATTATGGCTTTATTACTAAACGTGTTAGATCCTAAGACTATCAACGCTAAGAAAGATGCAATCATTAATGCATTTGATTCTTATGAAGTGAATGTTGATTATTCTGTAGGAGATAAGTTCAAACACGAGAACAAACTATATGAAGTTATCACAGAACACACTAGCGTTACTGAGTGGGTGCCAAGTGCTGAACCAACTAAGTATAAAGAAATCACTTTTGAACGCACTGAAAACAAAGAACAGTTAGAAGATGATAATAATCGTTACATCACTAAATTACAACTTGATGAAGCATTAACAAAAGTAGTGCAAACAATCATGGAACAATTATCACAAGATGAAGATGAAGGAGAAGAAGAACATGACAATAACGGAGAAAGTAGCAACACTATATCACACAGCGAGGGGGTTAATTAAAATGAAATTTAGTTTTAAACGTGCAAAATTTAAACGAGATGATTATTTAGTACAAACTCATATGAGAATGGTTATTACAGAAGTTGAAACTTTAGAACAAGTACCTAATTTTGGAAACTTACGTGAGATGGTTAGGTTAGCAGTTGAGGAGTTTAAGAAAAAAGAAGCTGAATTAAAAGCAATTGAGGAAGCACCAAAAGAAGTTGTTGCTCCAGTAAGTGAAGCACCTAAAGTGGAAGAAGCACCAAAAGAGGCAGTCACTCCAGCACCAACAGTAACAGAAGCGCCAAAAACTACAGAAAGTACAGAGCACGCTGAATAGCGTGTTCATTTTTGGAGGTAGTCTAAATGGCGAACTATATTTTGCAATTTATATTGCAACTTTTTACTGTAGCTATTATTCCATTAGTTAAGATTTGGTTTGACAACAGCAACAAACAAATCACAAAACAATTTGAACAGTTAAGTGGCGAAGTAAAAAGCATTCAAGATAAAACGGAAAAGCAACTCGATAGAGTAAATATGGAAATAAAGAATACGCAAGATAAAGTCGATGAAGTAACTCAAATTGGACTTCAGAACAGAGATTCTAATAAAAGCATTATGTCGTATAGATTACATAATGAATTTAGTGAGGCAATAGATCGAGGATATACAACAAGCGAAGATTTATCAGAGTTAAGTGGTTTATACAAAAGCTACGAGAAAATCGGTGGTAATGGTAAGATAGAAACCTTATTTAACCGATTTAAAACATTACCAATACACAAATAGGAGGACTAAACAATGGAACAATTACAACCAATTTTAATTACAGGAATAGTATTCGCTCTTAACTTATTAGGTAAGTTCTTAAAAGAATGGAAATCATTTCCAACTGAACTAATACCACAAGTATTAGGTGTACTTGGGGGCTTAATCGGTTGGGCGGTATTTAAAGATACCAACGCAGTCTTATTAGGACTTGCAAGTGTAGGAACACATCAAGTGGTTAAGCAAAGTAGAAATGAAGAAACAACAAATATAAATAAAACGGAGGATAAAGTAAATGGTTAGAACAAGTGAGATTATAAACGAGGTAAAAAGAATAGCGAACTTAGGTATTGGAGTAGACCAAGACGGAGCATACGGAACACAATGTGTTGATGAACCTAACTATCTATCAGTGAAATTTTTCGGTAAAGCTTTATGGGGAAATGCTATTGATCTATTAAATAGTGCTGCTGCTTTAGGATATAAAGTTGAATATAATGAAGTAGGAAATTTAGATAGCAAACCACGAGCTGGAGCAGTATTTGTGATGGACACAACAAATATCTATGGGCATCCATATGGACATACAGGAATTGTAATTGAGGATAGTGATGGATACACTATGAAAACCATAGAACAAAATGTTGATGGTAATGCGGATGCATTATATGTAGGTGGTCCGGCACGATATATGGAACGTAACTTTGATGGCATTGTAGGTTGGTTCTATTTCCCAGTAGACGATAACGAAGTAGTTTCTGAAAACTCTGACTTAATCTCATTACCTGAAGTACGTGTGTATACAGTTGGAGTTGATAAACTTAATATTAGAAATGCACCATCTACAGATGCAGAAATCGTAGGTTCATATGACAAAGGTGAAGAATTCAATTACATGGAATTCTGTAATGCTAACGGATATGAATGGTTATCTTACATTTCTAACAGTGGTGTAAGACGTTATGTGGCTTCTATGGATCTAGAGACATTTGCAACTCATGGTACATGGAGAAAAAATAACTAACTGAATAAATTTTAATGATTTAGCCCTTACTTAATAGTAGGGGCTTATTTTTTTATGCAATTTTTTTAAAAAAGTTTTAAAATATCTCTTGACAAAATAACGCATGCGTTATATAATTAAAGTACGATAAAGAAAGAGGTAAAACATCATGGCATACACAATTTACAAAAGAGGTCAAATTACAAAATATGAAGCAGGAGTTGTTTATAGAGCATACAAAAATAATGAAATCAACTGCTTACCAGAATTCACAAAATGGTTATATGATGAAACAAACGCTTATATTGGAACAGCTATTCAACGTTATAATCAAGATGCTAGAACTTACGACAGAGTATATGAAATAGTTAGAAGTATCTTAGATAAAGATTTTGATAAAGCTAATGAATTAATTAAAATAATTCAAGATGATTTTATAAGATTATGTGGTAAAAAATCAATGTTTTATAAATATAAAAAAGAAGAAGATAAATAAGAGGAAATGAAAATGAAAGCACAAGAAATATTAAATTTAATGAAAGAAACAGTAACAAATGGGGGCGAATTAAACTTCGCCCTTAGACACAAAAGAATAAATAGATATTTAGCTAACTACGACACTAAAAACTTTGCTGGAGTATTTGCTTTTTCAAACGCAGGAATTTACGGTATATATGGAGATTTTTTAGAAGAAAGTTTTAATTTTAAAAATAATCAAATTGACAATAGAAATCAAAAAGATGAAACAATTTTAGAAGTTTTAGAAGCTATTTTAGTCGATTGGGAATTAGTAAAAGAAGTAAAAGATAATAAACTAGAATACAGTTTTAAACCTTACACAATTAGATATGAACCTCAATATATTCAGGATATTGCACAAGATAAAAGAATTTATATCTCTAAACAAGGTAATGAGGTAATTGAATTTACAATTGATGGTTGTAAATGGAATATGAAATTAGAAAAATTTAACGGTGAAAAAATCAGATACAAATTAGACAAAGCAGTAGTGGAGTATCTGTAATTATGTGGAAAATAATTCAATTTAATAAGCAAAACATTGAATATGAAACTGACAGGGCAGTATTAATAAAACTGCCCAACAGTTCATATTATAAAAATTATAAATTTTGGCATCCATCTAAATTAATTAGACCGTTAAAAAAAGGAAATGGATATTTCTTAAGTTTATCTTACACAGATGAATTCAGATTTAAAATTTTTAAAAATGATAAAACAACTAAAGAAATATGTGGTGAAGAATTAGCGTTATGTTTTAATCAACTTACAGAAGAAGATGACACAAGTTATTTAGAAATAACAGAACCTGTTAAGATTAACAAGAATGTGGAAATAATTTCAGAATTGGAGCGTTAATATGCTTACAGAAAATCAGAAACAAGCATTTGAGAAGTTTAAAAAATTAAAAGTAGGTGCTTTGTTTATGGAACAGGGGACAGGGAAAACTAGGGTAGCGTTAGAATTAATTAAAACTACAGATTGTGATTTAGCTTTGTTTTTCTGTCCTTTTTCTACAAAAGACAATCTACAAGATGAAATAAATAAATGGACGTTAGATATAGACTATAAAATCATAGGTTATGAAACGTTATCAAATAGCGATAAAACTTACGTTGAATTACTTGAAGAAATAGAAGATAGAAAGCTATTCATCGTTGCAGATGAAAGTATATTTATTAAAAACGATGATACAAAACGATATAAAAGACTTATGAACATTGCTAAAATGAGTGATTACAGATTAATTTTAAATGGCACACCGTTAACAAAAAATGAATGGGATATTTATAATCAGATGAATTTCTTAAGTGATAAAATTATTGGAATGAGTAAGCAAGAATTTTTAAATGTATTTTTTAAAAAGATATCCTATAAGAAAGCTGGGAAACGTCCTAAAGAATTCTACAAGCTTTCTGATGTTAACATAGATTATTTACATAAACTGATAGCACCGTATATATTTGAATGTGAGTTTGAATTTGATAAAAACGAAGAGATTAAATATATTAGAATAATCGCAAGTGAAGAAGCACGGGAAAGCTATAGTCGTAAAAAGCAACAATTACTGAATTCAATCAGTAAGGGAGAAAGCATAATAGATCAATTTCAAAATCTAGCTTATAGTTGTTTTAATGATAAAAAAAGACATGTAGAAATAGCTGAATTTATAAAAAAAGAAAATCAGATAATAGTTTTTTGTACTTTAGTAAATGAAGCTGTAAATATTGCTAATCTATTAAATTGCTATTTAATCACAGGTGATACTCCATTAAGTAAACGTTCTGAAATAAAAGAGAGTTTTAAAAAAGATAATAAACCTTTAGTAATGACTTTAGGAACAGGTGCTTATGCTTTGAATTTACAATTTTGTAATAAGATTGCATTTAGTAGTATAACATTTGATTATGCAAAAACAGAACAAGCTCTTAAAAGAATTAAAAGAATGGGCCAAGAAAAAGATATTGAGTATATTTATTTTACTTCTAATTTAGGTATATTCAATATGATCTTTGAAAATAACGAAAAGAAAAGAAATTTAAAAGAGCTATTGATAGATAAGATTAAGGAGGATAGTGCATGCGATTATTTTACATCAAAACTTTAAATAAAAAGAAAGAAATAATAAAACAAAAGAAAACTGAATATAATCACATAGTTTATTTGCTTCCTAAAAAATTTTATGATGAATTAAAAGATGTTTTAGAAGGTGTAGAGGTACATTTCTACGAAGATATTTCAAAGAGTAATGATCTAATCAATTATGCAAGAGAAGAAAGCCTATTAATACTGGATAGTCCAGCAAGATATAAGAATATTAGTAGTGCTAAATTTAGTAGATTGAGTAAAATCAGTAAACAATATACAAATAAAATAATTATTGACAGCGTGCCATTTGCTAGTGAAATAGAATTCTTATATGTTCCGTTATCGTATATTGATAGAAATATACTTGGATATCAACACTATTATTCATTTAGGGAAAATAATAGTGAAATATATCAAGATAAGCAATGGAGAAGTCATGATTTTGAATTGAATGCTAAGAAAATGAGCGATATTACCTATCAAGAATATCAATCATTCTTATCTGGAATTGATATAAAAACTCATGAAGTAGTGTTAACTCAAGAAGAGAAAGATGGATATGAAAAGAAAAAAGAAGAAAGTTTCAATAAGTTTGATAGGTTTAATCCTATTGTTACAGCTTTAAGTGATTATTCAAATATGAGAGATAGTGTTTACCAAAAAATAGGGGAGGTATTGCAAGATATAAACGGAGAAGTGATACTATATACTAACATAAAAACTCATAATAAATATTTAAAAAAACGATTTCCTAATGTTAATGTAAGAACATTTTATGATGTAAACGGAGATGAACAAAATTATAAAAATATAATACTGTGTGAAGTTCCGATAGCTAGAGCATACTTGTTCACAGATGTGTTAAGTCGATTAAATAAAGGAACAACAGTACATATTATTAAACCTAATGTTCCTGCTATTAAATTACTATATAATCGCATGGTAAAAGAATATACACAGTTAGATGAATTCACTAAAATTTTAAGAAGGGAGATTGATTGCATTGAAAAAAGGAGTTAAGATTTATATTAATAAGGACGTTTTAACAAGTGCTAGAGAGCGTATATCATTAATGTTTGATAAATTTGAAAATATATGTTGTTCTCTATCTGGAGGAAAAGACAGTACTGTATTATTGCATTTAGCATTAGAAGAAGCTAAAAAAAGAAATAGAAAAGTAAATGTATTTTTTTTAGATCAAGAAGCCGAATATAGTCACACAATAGATATTATTGATTATTACATGAGATTACCTAATGTAGTTCCATATTGGTATCAAGTACCTATTAAAATGAGAAATGTAACAAGCTATACAGAAGAATATTTAAACGCTTGGGGTGTAGGTGAAAAGTGGATGCGACCGAAAAGCGATATCTCAATACATGAAGTTAAAGCAGAATACAATAGCAGATTTTATGATTTTATTGATTGGTTTGAGGAACAATGGGATAAGGATAAAACTTGCTTTTTAGTTGGTTTAAGAGCAGAAGAAAGTCTTAATAGGTTCAGAGCTGTAACTAAATATCCTGGAATAGATGATTTAATGTGGACTACGAACACAAAAGGTAAAATTAAAGTATATCCACTGTATGATTGGACATTCGAGGATATATGGATATATATTGCACAAAATAACGTACCTTACAATAAAATATATGATTTCATGTATAAATTAAATTTCGGAATGAATGAAATGAGAGTATCAAATCTAATTCATATTCACGCTTTTAAATGTTTATCTTCGCTTCCAGAATTTGAACCAGATACATATAACGCATTACTTGAAAGAATTGGAGGTGTTCATATTGCTGCTAGGTATTCAAAAGAAGCAGTCATGTATAATACTAAGAAGTTACCATCAAAATTTAAAACGTGGAAAGAATATCGTGATTTCTTATTAGAAACTACCCCCCTTGAGCATAAGGACATATTTATAAAAAGGTTTGCTAATCAACCTAATCATGAGAGAACTTATAGAGGACAGTGTAAGCAATTACTATTAAATGGTTGGGGAAACGGTATTCCAGTACCTACAGCAAGTGCTATTAAGCAATATGAAGACAAAAAGAAAAAACAAATTGAAGAATGGAGTAAAATATTATGAAGAAATTAGAATTTCCATGTATGCAACCTAAGCTAGTATCAATTGATAAGGTTGTAGCAAATAATTATAATCCTAACAAAGTAGCTAAGCCAGAAATGGAATTGTTATATAAATCTATTTTAGAGGACGGATTAACAATGCCAGTAGTAACATTTTACGATGAAAAAATAGATAAATATGTTATTGTAGACGGATTCCACCGTTATACAATTGTCAAAGATTAT